CCCCGCCGGCCGCCGATCGCCACCGACGCCGTGCGCTGCTGGTCCTGCAACGGCTCCGGCCGGAGGGCAGCATGAGCAACTCCGCCGAGAAATACCAGCTGCTGGGCGACATCCACAACATCAAGGTTGAGATCAACGCCATTGACCAGCGCACCTACACCATCGCCCGCCAGATCGACGACCTGGCGGCGCAGATCGCGCACCTGAACGCGGAGCGGCGCCTGCTCGCGGAGCGCCGCACCGGCGCCCGCCAGCGGCTGCAGGAGCTGGAGCAGCCATGAGCCACAAATTCAGCGAGCTCAAACTCGGCGACACCTTCGACTTCATCGGCCCGGTGCCGCGCTTCAATTCGTTCTATGAGCGCTGCACCAAGACCTCGAGCCGCGGCTATACCTGGTGGCACCCCGAGCGCAACGCGCCCGTGCCGTGCGTGGTGGGCACCATCAACTGCAAGGTTTTTCACGTCAAACGCAAGGAGGACTGAGATGGACTTTTTACTCGCCGAGCACGGGTCGATCTACCTGCTCACCGCGCGCACCCCGGAGGCACAAGCCTGGGTCGCGTCGAACTTACCCGAGGACCGCCTGCGCTGGGCCGGCGCTACCGCGATCGGCCACCAGTACGTTTCCGACATCATCTCCGGCATCGGCCAGGCCGGCTTACAAGTGGAGCTCTCATGAATTTCAAAGCTGAATGCACCGCCGCAGACGTCCCCAGCGTACGCGACTGGATCCATAACCGCGGCGGGCTGGTCGTCTGGCAGTCGCTCGATCTTAGCCAACGCCCGATGTACGCGCTGGGGCCGCGCTTCGACGCCGATGGCAGCGAGCTCGGCCCGCCCAGCTGGCGCTACGGCCAGCCGGAGCTGATCACCGACGAGGCCGAGGTTGGCGTGCGCACCGACGTGCTGTTCGCCACCGTGCCGGTCAAGCTGCGCCGGCATGGCATGGGGCTGGTGCTCTCCGACGCCTCACTGCGCAAGCTGGATCGCGTCTGCGAGCGCTGCCATGACAAGCACGGCAATGCCCGCTACGCGCGCAAGACCGACGACCCGATCGAGGCCCTGCTCGACCCCGAGCCGGCCATGCTCGTCACCTACTCGGACGGCATCACGCCACTCTCGGAATGGAGCAAACATGGTCCGCACTAACATCTACCTCAGCGCGCCACAGCTGGCCGCGCTGCAGACTCTGGCGAGCACTACCGGGTTAAGCGTCGCAGAGCTTGTTCGGCGGGCGATCGATCTGTATCTGACCCCGGCCCAGGTGCACTGACCGGCGGGCGCAGCAGCGCCGCGAGTTGTCGCTGCTGCGTCTCGTAGGCGTGGACCTGCTCGAGCATCACGCCGATGGCGGCGTGGACCCGGTCGATGCCGAGGTGCCACTGACCGCAGAGGGGGCAGAGGACCATGTCAATACCTGTCCGGGGTCATCACGTCAATGCGAATATTGGTCGGGGCACCGCCGAAAGGCTTGTCGCCGTTGACCACGATGATGTCCAGCGTGTCATCGAAGGTCATCATCACCTGGGATGGACTGCCTGGGGTCGGAGCGTTGCTCAATGCACACGATGGTGCGTTTTCGGTGGAGGCGAACCGCTGTATCCCGTTGTTGTTCAGCTTCAGGGTGCGCGGGATGACCGCGCTGCCGGGTTCCTCGATGACATTGATGCGCCCGAATTTGTTCGGGTCCATCGCCGACTTCCACACCAACCGGAAGCAGCACGTCTGGTTTGGCGCTAGCTGGACGTTGGTCAACGTCACCTGACCACTCGCAGGCCACGGGATGATGACCGGCGGCACCGGGGTCGGATAGTCCTGGCCCGAGGGCGGCGGGGGCGTATCACCGCCGCCACCTGTACCGCCATCGCCCCCATCGCCACCACCGGAACCAGCGGGGCCTTGTGGCCCCGGTGGACCCTGGGGGCCGGGCACCCCCGGCATCCCCTGCGGCCCTGGTGGCCCTTGCGGACCCGGACTCCCCGACGCGCCCTGCGGACCCTGCGCCCCGGTCGCCCCCGCGGGGCCTGGCGGACCCGGCTCACCCTGCGGCCCCGGCGGTCCCATCACCCCGGTCGGGGGCGGTGTATCGTCCCCGGCGTGGACATAGAATTGACTGCACTCGATCACCTGCACCGTGTCCGACGCCGACCCGGCTGGAAAGACATAGAGCTTCATCGCAGTCCCCTTCGCTTACGTTCGGTCCAGAACCGGCGCATGGTCTCGCGCTTGCGCTTGTAGTCGCGCCAGCTTTCCCAGGCTGCCAGCAGCACCAGATACACGCACACCAGCACGATCATCGTAACCCAGGACAGGATGTCGCTCAGGTCCATCAGCGCAAACGCCCCAGGTGCCTCTGCACCGCTGCCAGGGCCTCTTCCAGCGACGTCACCACCGCGATCGGCCCGTTCCAGCTGTGCAGGAAGGTTTCCTGGTCTGGGGTCAGCTCGCGCCGGCTGGGCGACTTGTCGCCATCCTTGATCTCGAGCAGTAGGTTCATGCCCCACGTCCCGCCGCGGCCCACCAGCAGGTCAGGACAACCCTGGCCGATCGGGGCTAGGCTCAACACCGTGCAGCCAGTCTGGCGCAATGCCGCGGCGATCGCGGCATGGTTGTCGTCGACCCGCGCCGCCCTGCGCATCAGTGCCGCTTGAGCGGGTTGCGCTCGGCCTTCTGCAGGAACAGGTTACCGGTACCGAGCGGACCGCCACACTTCCAGTCGCACTTGACCTGGACCTTTTTCTTGCAGAACACCAGGATATCGGTGCCCAGGATCTGCACGTTGTGGCGATCGTCCTCGGTGGCGTCAAACCAGATCGGAAAGCGCCCGAGCTTCATCGTCTGCAACACACATTGCACGGCCAGCGCGCCCTTCTCGGTGGTCGTCATCCCGGGATCGAAGTCGCCCCAGCGCGGCCAGGAAACGAACGGCAGCCGGCGCAGGTCGGCGATCCACTCCGGCTTGACCAACCAGCCCTCGGCGGTCCTGCCCTTCACCCCAGGCTGGCCGGCGTCGACTAGCGGCACCTGGCGCAGCGCGGCCGCGGCGATCCCGTTCTTGGTCAGGAACACATAGACCGCGCGGTTGACGACCGACACATGAGCTCGAATGTCGCTGTGCTCGGTGTGGATCCCGTACTCGAAAAGATCAGCAGTCGTGCCGTCCACTGAGATACTCCCTCTCTTCGCTTCAACGAAAAGTCAAAAGCAACTTCTTACATATAGAGTCAAGGTCAAAACCACTTGCGTTTCACCGTTGGTGAGCAGCCGGAACCATCCCGGGTCACCAGGATAATTCGCAGCTGCTCAGAGTTATCCACAGGCGAAGTTTCTCACCGTCGGAGCCGCGTGCCGGGCTAGCCTTGCGCGAAGGGGTGCTAGCTTCACCGCCCCTATGTGTGGTCTTTCATCGCTATCCGACCAGTACCACTTCTCGCCTGCGGCGCCTGTCGCTGATCAGTCCCGCGCCGCCGGCCAGTCTGTCCATCGCCATAGGAAAAGGCCCTGTGGTCGAGGGACGGATGGCATCAGCTTACGCAACAAAGCCGCCGGTATTATCCGGTCCACCCCTCTACCAGAGGGCCTTCGTTGCGTGTCGCCGATGCCACTCGACGTGGAATAGCTTACATCTGGGAAAATGGGAAGTAAAGGAAAACTACTTGCCCGACTACTTTTCCGGGTAGCCCAGCATCCTGCGCTGGTGCTGCGCCGCGGTCAGCTTCGGCCGCGGGTTGGCCTTCGCCTTCTGCCGATCGCCCAGATAGGCGTCGAAGTGGGCGAAGAGTATCTCCACCAGCTCGAGCAGCCAGAGCGCAAGACAGAATGCAAAAATGAGTGAGACCAATAAATGGAGCATGCTTTCCTTACCTCGTTTTCTGGAACCTCTGGCCTGAGGTTCCACTTTTCCTGATACCTCTGGCCTGAGGTTTTTCCGCCGGCCCGATATAGGTCAGCGTCTCGTCCGGCTCGAGCGTCGCCGCCAGCCGGATGATCACCTCCCCCTCACCCAGGATCACCCACACCTCTCCATCCAGGTCGTAGACCATGACACCCTCCTGAAAACGGGGGTGGTCTACGGCTCCGTACACCACCCCCCAAACACCCGTGCAGTCGAAAGGAATTAAGCACTGCCGGGATCGCCGCCATGCGGGGTCGGCGAATTCTTATTGCGTCGTTTCCTGCGGACCCCCAGCGGACCGAAAACATCCGGTCTGAGCTCGAGCCGGGTCACCTCGCCGCGGGTGGCGCGCTCGATCGCCACCGCGCGCTCGGGCGGCACCGGGGCGCGGCCGACCACCCACTGCGATATCACCCCCTGGGTCACCCCCAGGCGGTCGGCCAGCTCCTGCTGGGTCGTGGTCTGCAAATAGTCTATGAGGTTCATGGCGCCTATTGTCGCAATAGCCGTGCTTATTTGCAACACCGATAAAATTAGTAAGAAAACTATTGACACATACCTACACTACTCCGATAATTCGTACATCAACCACGGAGAACGAAATGCGCGACTTCACAGCAGTATTGATCAGCCCGGTGCTTCGCTTCACCGGGTTTCGCTTCAGCAAGCAGTACCGCTGGGGCAGCAGCAAGTTTCACCGCATCGTGTTCGCCAGCGTCAACACCATCAAAGCCAACCGCCTCGCAGGAGACCTGTAATGAAGACCTACCGCATCGACGCCGTCCCGCCCAAGCTGCTCGAGCCGCTCGTCCAGGTGCTGACCCTGGTCGGCGCCGGCGTCGGCCCGACCACCGCTTGCGCCTTCGTTTCCAACCAGTCCGTGAACCACGTCGGCTATGCCTCGCTGCTCGACGCCTACAACCTCGCCGCGAAAGGAGTCTGAAATGGAATTGCCCAACACCTACCAGGAATGGTCCCAGGAAGACAAGGACCGTGCCCGGCACCTACTGGCTAAGGCCTCTGGCTGCCTCACGGTGCTGCTCCACCTGCACCCGTACCTGAGCAACGTCGAGACCTTGATCGACGATATCGACACCGCGCTCGGCATCAAGCCGCTCGCGCTCGACGCCGCGGCCATAAAGGAGCCGGCATGATCGTCGTTCTGAAAAACGCAGTTCACTCTGATGGCCGCCGCGGCGACGCCTACCTGGGCGGATCCGGTTGCGAAGGGTTCAGCACCGATGTGCGCTCCGAGGCGCATCAGTTCGCCTGCCAGTATCAAGCGGAAGACTTCGCGCAGGCCCAACGTGACCGCTATCGCGGGTTCGCTGGCGACGTAGAGATCCGGGTGGAAGCATGAGCGCCGCCGACCGTGTCGTGGCGCTGGTGCTGACCCTGGCCGCCTTCGTGCTGCTCGTGCTTCATCTCACCGGACTTTAACCATGAACCCTCCGCTGTCCATCCTGGATCCCAGGTTCGTCTACCGCAACTCGGCGTCGACCGACGTCGGCGCCACCTTCGCCCGGGTGCGCGAGCGGCTGCGTGCCCAGGCCGATCACGAGCAGTACATCGCCGACCTGGTCAACCGCGAACTCGAGCTCGCCCAGGTGATCGTCGCCCATGTCAATGCACGAACTAGACAGTTGTTGCCTTGACATGAAGACCAACTATAAGCTCGTGCCGTGGGAGCCGATGGGCGTGGAATTGACCCGGCTGCGCAAGCGCTCCGGGTTCAAGGTCAAGTCCGAGCGCATCCACGTCTACTTCGACTATCCACCGATCCCCATTCGCTCGATGGACTGGTCCGCCTACCGCGACGGCTACGAACCGGGATGTCTGATCGGCCGGGGGCCTACGAAGGACGCTGCCATCCAGGATCTGTTGCAGCAGGAATACGACAATGGCCTCTGATATTATTAGAAAAGCTATTGACACTTTTCTACGCTGCGCTGATAATTCAGACATCGACAACGCACCAGGAGCAAAGAAATGAACGCAGCCAAAGTAGTCACCCTCGCCCGTCGCCATATCGCCGCCGACGTGGTTCAAGAGCAGCAAGCACGGGCACACCTGAGCAATGCCGTCTCCGCGCTTGACGATGGCGAGTACGACGATGCCAAGCGTCACGCCCTGAAGTCGCTGTCGTACAGCGTCGGCATCCACGGTTCCATCTACAAACGCGCCAACGGAGTCTGATCATGTCCAAGCACGACAGCAGCGCCATCCAGAACACCTGCCGCCAACTCGACACCATCGCCGAGTCGGCGGTGATCGCCGGCAGCGTGGCAGGTGCCGCCCATCACGCCGCATACATTCTGCGCGAACTGGCCTGCGCCCTCGGTGACGGTTCCTACCCCATCAACCGGGAACGGCTCGACGCCACCCTCGCCCTGGTTGCTGGGCAGAAAAAGGAAGCAGCATGAACTACGAACACCAACTGTCCAGCCGCGACGAAGACGCCTTCGACCCGGCGGTCAGCGAAGAGATGAATGACCGCGCCCGTGCCGCGCTGCTGGAGCAGTGCCGCACCGACGACGGCAACAAGATCCGCACCGGCTGGCTGGAGTTCAACGAGGAGTGCCAGGCGGTCACCGCCGAGCAGTTCGTCGACGGTCTCCGCGCAGTCGGCCAGGAATGGTGGGAGGAAGCAGTCCAGGAGCAGTGGGCCGAGTTGTACGAGGCTACCGAGTGATCACCCTACGCGACTTCTTCGCCGCCACCGCCCTGCAAGGGGCGCTGGCAGGCGGCACCGAGGAGACCAGGTTCCACCAGGACATCATCGACGACTACGCCAACCTGGCCTACGCCTTCGCCGATGCCATGCTGCTACGCAGTCACAACGCACCACGCCAACCCAGGGAGTCAGAATGAAACAGTACCGCATCACCGTCACCGAATTCGGTGGCGACACCAGCACCGGCACCACCGATGGCGTCGCCGTCGACATCTTCACCCAGGTCGTCGCCGAGGCCGACTTCAACCTGCGCGGCGTCATCTCGGCCGTCAACAGCAAGCCGCGCACCCGCAACCGCCGGCAGACGCTGGTCGGCGCCGTAACCCGCGTCGAGGCGGCGAAATGACCCACGACGAAAAGCTCGAGGTGATCCGCGCCATGCAAGAAACCGGAGGCAGCTTCGTACGCCTGCTGGGCGAGGCCTGGCTGCACGCCGACGAGAGCAACAGCAAGCGCATCCAGGACGCCTTCCCCGACTACATCGCCAGGTACCGCGCGATCGGCATCAGCAACCGCCGGCGCACCCGCTTGACGCTCGCGCCATGAACGACCGCGACACCGAAGTGCTCAGGCAGGTCCATATCGCCCAGGCCCAGGAGCTGCACCGCCGGGTGCATGGTCTCCAGGTGCGGCTGCGCCGCGACTGCGCCAGCCGGGTCAAGGACGAGCTGTCGTTCCGGCTCGAGATCGGCGACCTGGATATCAGCCGCGACTGCTGCGACTGGCTCAACGTCGAGCATCCCGAGGCGCTGGCGCAGATCATGAACCCAGGCGAGCTGTCGCACAAAGAGGTGATCGACCGCTGGCGCGCGCGCTGGATCGATGCGGTGATCGCCGGCGAGGGCTGGGACACCATCGACATCCGTTACCACCTGGGGGTCGAGTGACGCTGCTGTCCGACCAGGAGCTCCGCCGGCGTGTCGCGCTCGAGCTCGATAAATTCAACCGCAAAGGAAAAGCCGTGAGTCAGCAACAAGCCGAAGTCGGTAAAGAGGAATACGAAAAGGGCCCGATCGCCAAAGCCGCCAACCAGTCGCCGCCCCCAGCCCCCACCGGGCTGGAGCTGCTGCGCACGCCGTTCCCGCCGCACCATATCTCCAAATTACCGAAGGGCACCAAGGCCCAGAACGAGTGCGCGCCCAACCTGAAAAAGCGCTGCGACATCTGCGGCGGTTTCCATCACCCCGACGTCATCCATCTCGACTACGTCGGCCATGCCGCATTGACCGACCGGCTGCTCGAGGCCGACCCGGGCTGGTCCTGGGAGCCGCTGGCCAAAGGCGAGGACGGCCTGCCGCGGTTTGATCCAGAGGGCGGGTTGTGGATCCGCCTTACGGTGTGCGGCGTCACCCGGATCGGCTACGGCAACGCCGAGCGCAAGTCGTACATGGACGTCGGCAGCCGCACCAAGGAAGCCATCGGCGACGCGCTGAGAAATGCCGGCATGAGGTTTGGCGCCGCGCTCGAGCTCTGGCACAAAGGCCAGCTGCACCCCGATGAGGATACCGACGCCAGCAAAGATGTCGGAGTTCATCCCAGCTCGACTGCGCTCACGCCCGAGCGCCCCCGCGGCGACAGCGAGCCCCCGAAGGGGTCGGCCCGCAACGTCACCGAGGAGGCCTTCAATGCCCTTGACGCCAGCGCCAAGGAAGTGCTCGAGCGCAAGGCACAAGACGTGGTCGCCGCCTATGCCATGCACGGCATCGTCAAGGCAGTCGACCTGTTCCAGGAATTCAACTTCGACGTCGAGGACAAGCTCGCGATCTGGTTCTTGTTCGACTCCGAATTCCGCTCGTCCATCAAGCGCGAGGAAATTCGCCGGCGGGCCAAAACCGAGGAGGAAGTATGAGCGTCAACAGCTGCACTTTCATCGGCTACGCCGGGTCCGACCCGGTCGCCAAGTACCTCCCGGACGGCACCGCGGTGTGCAACTTCTCGATCGCCTGCAACGAGCAGTGGAAAGACAAGTCCGGCGCCAAGCAGGAAAAGACCGAGTGGATCCGGCTGAGCTTCTTCGGCAAGGTAGCCGAGATCGCAGTGAAGTACGTGCGCAAGGGCTCGCAGATCTATGTCCAGGGGCGGATGCAAACCCGCGACTGGGAGAAAGACGGGGTCAAGCATTACATGACCGAAGTCAACGTGCGCGACCTGAAGTTGCTTGGCGATCCCAAAGCCAAGTCGGACAGCTTGCCGCTCAGCGGCCCTGAGGCACCACAAAAAGCGGTGAAGGCCACCGATCCGTTTGATGACGACATTCCATTTTAGGAGCACGACCATGAACGAACAAACCAATACCGCAGGCCCCTGGCGTTTGCTGCACAACCCGCGCGGCAAGGGCGGGCGCATTGTCGGCGCGCGCAACAAGACCGTATGCTTCCTGCCGGTGATCGGCCGTAACGGTTCGGCTGATGCGCTGCTGATCATTGAAGCCCCAGCGCTGCGGGCCAGAAACGAGGCGCTGGCCGAGCGCCTGGAAGGGCTGGAGAGTGACGTCGCCTGCCAGCAAGCGATCGCCCGGCTGCGCGCCGGCCAGGGTCAGCCGTTCGATCAGGCCGCCGAATGGGCCCACGAGGCAGCCGATGGCCTCCGATGAAGCGATCGAGCGGCGCATGCACGAGCTGCGCGAGCTGGCGCCGCAGTACGCCAAAGCCAAAGCCCAGGTGGCGTACCTGGACGAGTTCAAAAAGAGCAAATTGGCGATGCTCATGAAAGCGGCCGAGGCCCACGGCGCCACCAGCTCCGCCGCCCAGGAGCGCGACGCGCGCTGCCACCCGGACTACCTGGAGCTCCTGGAGGGCCTCAGGGAGGCCATGGAGCGCGCTGAGACGCTGCGCTGGGAGCTCCAGGTCACTTCCATCCGCGCTGACGTCTGGCGCACCCAGGAGGCCACCAAACGCGCCGAGCGAAGGGGGTATGGGGCATGATCGATCAGTACCCGCAGTACCGCAACCGCCGCCTGCTCGATCTGGCCCACAGCCTGGACGCGGTCTGCGGCAACTGCGGCGCGATCGGGCCCTGCGAGCCGGCGCATAGCAACATGTCGATCCACGGCAAGGGTGGTGCACTAAAGGCGCATGACTGCTTTCATGCCCACCTCTGCGCCGCCTGTCATCGCTGGCTTGACCAGGGCACCGGCCGCGACCCGACTAATATCTATACCAGCGAACGCGCCGACCGCCAGCAGATGTTCAGACGCGCCATGGACCGTACCTGGCTGCGCCTCTGGCGCGAGGGGTTGATACAGGTGACCCGATGAGCAATGCCAACGATGTCATCGAACTAACCAGGGTAGTCCAAACCCTGGAGCGGCAACTCGCCGCACGCGATGCGGAGATCGGGCATCTGAAGCGCAGCGATACCAAGCAAGTCGCTGAATTGCAGGACGCACTCGCCGCACGCGATGCGGAGGTGGCGCGGCTGCGTGCGGCGATCGATGAGCTTGTGAAACTCAAGGCAATGAAGGACATTATTGTTGGATATCCTCCAGCACCCGATCTTTCCGAGGTAAAGGCGGAATACTTCAAGCGCAAGCCACTCGCATGGGAAGCTGCTCGCGCTGCCCTCGCCCAACCCAAGGAGCCGACATGACCGCAGCGCAAAGGGAAGCCTTCGACGACTGGGTCAAGGACCGCGAAGAGCCGCAATTTACCCGCCGCTCACTGCGCGATGCGTTCGCCGCCGGCTGCGACTATCAACACGCGATCGACGGCCAGCTCAAGCTGCCACTCGAGCTCGCCTGCCGGCCCGAGGAGCTGTTGTGGGACAAGGTAGCGGTCGCCGACTACCTGCACTACGCCCCGCGCACGCTCGAGCGGGTCGGCAAGAAGCCCGGCTTCCCGCACCCGGCGCGGCCCGGCAAGCCACTACTCTGGCGCGCCGGGGACATCATCGCCTGGGTCAACGCATATGTAGCCGCGGGATCGGCGCCCAACCAAACAACAGGCTCAACAGCAGCAGCACCACAAACAGCGCCAGCAGCACCTTCGCCACCACCGCAAACGGCGCCGGCAGTGGAATTTGCCCGATCAGCCAGTACAGCAGATAGCACACCAGGCCCAGCACGATCACCGTTACCAGCAACGACAACAGACTTTCCATGACACCTCCTAGAGGAGACTGCGATGCCTAAAAAGACCCACCCCACCGACGAAGAGCGCCGCTACGCCGGCATGCTGCACACGCTCTATCAGCGCACCGCCCAGCCAAGCGGACCGCGGCCACCCGGTTACGACGTACCCCGCCTCGGCGGCCCCGTCATCGGCGACTGGCAACCCGGTCGCAGGAAGGGCGATATCACCATCCACGATCCTCCTGCTGCTGTTGCCACAGCCCCGAAGTGTCCAGCAGACTCGGACCAAACACCGCCGGCAGACCCTGGTAGCCGTTCTTCTTGACGTACTCGAGCAGCTTCTGCCAGCCACCCTGCTGGCCGACGATGTCGCGCAGCTTCAGTAGATCGTCCGCCGGCTGATACTGCGGGTTCTGCGCCGCGAAGGCGCGATCGGCAGCGTTGGCCGCGGCGATCTCGGCGTTGGTTCCGCCGTGCACGTCCAGCCGCGACGCCAGGTCCGGGATCGGCAACATCTGGGGGTTCTTCGACTTGCCGGTCAACACCTTGACCATCTCTTTGGTCACCACCCCGGTGCCCTGGGTGGGGTTGCCGGCCGCGTCCTTGCCCCAGGGCACCCCGACAAAGTCGCTGTTCCATGTTGCTGGGGTGTTGGTCAGCGCCTTGTAGTTGCCGAGCACTGAATTGACCTTGTTCTGTACATCCTCGCCGGTCCAGTCCTGGTCGAACCGCCCAACCGAGAAGCGTCCATTGCGATCGTCAACCACATTCAGCCCGGTATTGCGCAGCTCGGGGATCACCTTGCGCAACTCCTCAATATGGCCCTCCATCGCCCCCGGCGCACCCGATACATCTGGAATGTCGAGCAGCGAGCCCTTCTGGGTTGAGATGTCAGCGCTCTTGGTGGAAGGGACCAGGAAGTGCGTGCCGCCGCCTGACTGCGCGTTCATCGCCGAGCGCAACCACTCCACTGTGTTCATCCCGCGCTGGGTGGTGGGGTTGATCACCCCTCCCGCTTCGATATCGGCCAACATCCGCGTGATGCCCTGGTAATTCTCCTGGGTCGGCAGGCCCATGCCAGGATCCCACCAACCGCGGCTGGTGGCCCTCTCGGTTGGACGCACAAACTGTTGCAGCGACTGGTAGTACGGGTCGCGCACCGCGGCTTGCTCGATCCGAGCCTTGCTATAAGCGTCGTTGAGCGCCTTGTCCTTCGACAGGCCCATGAAGTGTGGGGTGTTCTCTCCCGGGGTCACTTCCCAGTTGGCAAATGCAGTGTTGCGCATGATCGCGTCGTCGACGCCGGCGCTGGCGTCGGCCCACATTTCTTCATGGGTCAACCGCTCCGGCACTACCGGCTTTTTCTTCAGTCCGGTCTTATCACCAGCATTCCACCGCTCTAGGTCGGCGGTCTTGTCGGCGATCGCTTTCAGGTTCTTGGCGTTGGCCACGTCATAGGCCTGGGTCGCCCAGATCGCCGCCTGCGTCCTGGGCACATTCCAGTCCAGCCCGCCCGGGATGTTCTCGCCGGTTGATGCCCTACCGGCCGGGATCGTCGGCGCGTTCTGCCGCGCGCGGTCGGAGATCAGCAGGTTCTCGCCATGCAGGAACCCGTGCTCGGCGTCGGAAAAACCGCGATCGAAGATGTCCCCGTTGGGCATCCGGTAGCCGTAGGCCCGACCGTGCCGGATGTCGTTCGCGGTCTTCCAGTCGAATGGCAGCGTCGGGTCCTTGGCCATCGCATAGGGACCGATCTTCGGCCCCAGCCCGATATTGCCTGGCGTGATCTCGTAGGTGCCATCCGGCAGTCTGGTGTAGGCCGGCGCGACCATGTTCATCTGGAACCCCATCCGCGCCTGGCGGTCCTGGCCGGTGAGCATCTTGGCGTTGTGCTGCTTCAGGAATGAGTTGGTCTCGTCGATCGGTGTCGACTTGATCGAATACGGCGCGGCGCCGCGCGCAAACAGCTGCGCCATGGTCGCTTCCTTGCTGTTCGGGGCCATATTCGGCGAGTAGCCGGTCACGTCCATGATCCCGGACCGGGCGCGGTCGTACCAGTTCGCGTTTTCGAGCCCGCGCGTGAGCATGTCGTCCATGCCCATGCGCATCGATCCCAGCTGCCCAGGCCAACTGACCCAGTCCGGCCCGCCGATGTACTTGCCGGTCGCATCCTGCTTCAGGTGCGCCCCGGCGCGGGCCATCGGCATCGCGGTCGCCTCGTTGGGCACAGCGTCCCACATATTGCCGATCGTCTGCTTCGGCGGTGGCGGTGGTTTGGGTGGTTTGGGTGGTTTGCCGCCACCGCCGCCCTTGGCCGCCGCAGCCATCATCGTCACCCAGTCGTTCTGCCGCGGCGCTGGGAACGACGCCGGGCCGCCGGCCCCAGCCAGCGCCAGGTTATCGGGGAGGGTCATCAGATCCTTGATCCCGGCCGCCGCGCGCCCGCCCATCTGGCGCGCCTGCGGTGCGATCGTCAGCAGCCCGGCCTTGCCCAGCTGGGCCGCCTTCATGCCGGCCGGCTGCAGCACCAGGTCGGCCACTAACCCGCCGAGCTGCTCGCCGGCGTTGGGGCTGCCGGTGGCCACCCCCGAGCTGCGGTCCTGCATCCCGTACTGGGCCGGATCGCCTGGAATGGTGCCCTGCTCGACGCCGCGCTGGCGTAGATCAGCCGCACCGCCGGGCATGTTCGCCTGCGGCAGGAAGTGCTCAAACCCTGGCGGCAGCGCCCACTTGCCAAGCTGGAACAAGGTGTCCGCCGGCAGCCCTTTACCCTTGAGCTGGAAGCCACGCTCCCAGTCCGATGGCCGTCCCAGGTCGTACTGGTTCTTGCCAATTTTCAGCATGCCAAATGGCGCGTCCTGGCCCTGCAACAGCGAGTGGGTCATGCCCTGCTTGCGTTCGGCCTCCAGCAGCCTGCGTTCCTCGTCGGTCAGCCTTGCCATGTCATCTCCTCGGTGCGAGCTGCTTCAGGGTCTTGCTCTGCTCTTCGATCGCCTGCTCGATACGCTCGATACGCTGGTCGCGTTGCCGCGCATCCCGACTCTGCGCGTCGCGGTGCCGCTCCTCCTCGAGCACCGAGACCCGGCTCTCGAGCTTGAACGCGAACCAGACCACCCCGACCAGGATCACCGCCACCGCGGCGAGCGCCTCGATCATCAGCAGGTAGTTGAAGCCCGTCCGGGGCGTCTCGTCCATGCTTCATTGTGGCCTGATCTGCTCCACCAGGTCTTGCATCGCCTTGCGCACTTCGGGGTCCTTCTCGGTGGTTGAGGTCACCGCCAGCCGCGCCAGATGTTGTTGGATGCGCGAGTCGGGGATGGTGGTCGACTGCGCCGCCCAATTGACGAACTTCGGGTTAGTAAACAACTTGGCGCCGGCCCAGGTCATCACCGGTGCGGCGAACACGCTACCGAGGGTCTTCAGCGAACCGCTGACGATCGCCTTGCCGACGCCGGCGCCCAGCGCCAGCTGGCCCACCGCGCCGCCGCTGCCCGACGGGTTGGCCCACACCCCGCCCTTTTCCTTGATCATCGCCGCGGCGTTGGCGATGTCGTCGAGCCCCTGCCGCACCTGCTTGGCGTTGGGGTAGGCCGAAAACAACGCGTCGCGCGCCTCCGGCTGGAGCTTGTTCCAGTTGGTCAGGAAGGTCTGCGACGAAAACTTGTTGCCGGTCGCGTCCTGGTTGCCAGGCGTCGCGCGCGACATCTCGTCGATCACCGTCGCCGCCACCTTGGCCCGCACGTCCTTGGGCAACGAGGCCATGGTCTGTCGGGTGACCGAGCCGGCCTGCCTGGCGGTGCCGGCGATCTGGCCGTAGGCGGCCTCACCCGAGGTTTGCTTGTAGATCGGGTCGAGCACGTCCTCGATGATGCGCTGGGTCTCCTTGTAGAACTTGTCCGCGCGCGCCATGCGCGGCTCGGCGAAGGGTGGCGTGGTCTGCCCCAGAGACATCCGCAACAGCGCGTCGTTGTCGCGCGCGGCTTGCATCAGGTCCTGCTTGGAACCGCCCAGGACCGCCTTCGCCGCGCCGGTGCTCTGGTCGGTCAAGAGCTCGTTGGCGGCCGGATAGGCCACCCCGCCCAGCCGCGACTTGAACGCGCGCAGCGCCGCGAACGGCACCCCGCCGGGTTGGCTTGGGGTGCCTGGGGTGCCCGGGATGGTGATCATGAGCGGGTTGCCCCTGGCGTCGAGAATGCCCGAGGGCACCTGCCGGGTCGGGGTGGCCGGCGTGCCTGGTATCGGCGCCGCGTCGGTCAGGTGCTGCTGGAAGACGGTGTTCAGCCGGCCGTACTCGGTATTGCGCCCGGCGGTCGACGTCGGTGCGCCAGGGATCGCCCCGGTCACCGTGTTGTACGCGCCCTGCTGGTTGGTGATCGGGAACCGCGAGCCGGGAATGATCGCCTGCTCGGCACGGTTGAGCATGTTTTCTTCGATGTCCTGCTGCCGTTGGCGGTAGTCTTTGATCGCCGTCTGCGCCGCCCGGCCGGCGATGTCCGGCCCGCGCTCGATCGCCGACAGGTCGCCGAGCAGCCCCGCCCGCTCGCCCATCGCCGCCTGGGTCGCGACCGCGTTCTTGGCCATCACCCCGGCCGACAGCGGGGTGCGCGCGAACATCGACTCTAGCGCTTGCGGAGTGCGCTGGCCCGAGGCCAGCCCCAGCGAGGGGTTGGTGATCCCGGCACCGAGCAGGGTCTGCATCCGCTCGTTCATGGTCTGCCGGCCTTCCTCGCCGCCGCGCGCCAGCCCGCGGATGCCGGCCGGCACCGCCCAGGTCGCCGCCTGCGGCGCAAACCCGGCCGCGACCGCCATCGCCGGGTTATCCGGGAAGCGCTCGGCGGCGTACTGCGAAGCGACCCCTGAGCCGGCGGCCATGCCCACGTCGCGTGCCGCTCCGAGCGGCAGGTTGGGCGGCGGCGGTGGCGCCACCGCGGGCGGCGGCGGCACCGGCTTGTACGGCGCCGGGCCGAGCTCCGCCAGCCAGCGCCAGGTCGGGCCCCAGAGCTGGCTACCGATGGTGCCCTGCGCGTTGCGATAACCGCCCACCGCCGAGCCGGCCGCCATGCCGGCTGCGTGCAGGTAGCGCGAGATGGCGTCGTCAGGGCGGTTGACGTCGATCGCTTTGCCCATCCCGCCCTTGCGGATCAGGTCGGCGATCCACGCGCTCGAGCCCGGGACCTGCTCGCGCGGGGTCAGCTCTGGCAAGTCGGCGGCGGTAGTCGGTGGTAGTCCGAAGGTAGGCAGCTCGCGGCTGGCCACGCCGTAGGCGGCCTTGCCCAGGTCGATAACATTGGCCGCGGTGTCGACCGGTAGCCCGGGCAGCCCGGTGAACACCGCCTGGTTGAAGCCCTGGAACGGCGCCAGTCCGCGATCGACCAAGCCCGCTGGCTGGGTCGGCGCGACCTCCTTCTTGAGCCGCGCATAGAGGTTCATCAGCTCTTCGTTGGACAGCGCGGCAGGATCGATCTCGTCAGCCATCTCAGCCCCCCATGCCTTTGCGCCGCTTCAGGATCTCGTCCTCGGTCCTCTGGAACAGCTTGAGCGTTGCCGCCGGGTCATTCTTGCCTTCGACGGTCTTCGCCGGCGCCTCGCGGATGGCCCACTTCTTCATCGCCGGATCGTCGAACAGGCTCGGCTGCAGGTCGCGCCACTTCTCCTCCAGCGCGAACGGGTCGCCGCTCCGGATCGCCGCGGCATAGTTGGCGCTGTAGAACTTGCCCTTGGCGATGTCCTGGTTGTACTGCGCGCGGGCGATGTCGCGCGTGAACTGGTTGGCCTGCTCGACATCGGTCAGGCTCGACTCGATCGCCTCGGCGCGCACTGCGTCGTCCTTGGTCTGCACGCCCTTGGAGAGCAACATCTTGCGGTTGACCTCGGTCTGTACCTGCTTGTGAAAGATCTGCGAGTCGGCGACAAAGCTCTTCACCGCGTCCGGCGCCATACCCATCCCGACCAGCACACTGCCGGCGGTGGCCGCGGCGGTGGTACCCCACCCGGTGCGGATGTCCTTGTTGTCGAGCACGTCCAGCGCAGCCTTAGAGCGCACCGCCGACTGCGCCGCGACCAGCGCCGGTCGGTACTCGTTGGTAATGAAGTCGGTATTGGCCCCGACCTGCGCGCCCTTCTGGATCTCTGGCGGTGCGCTGCGGGTGACCTCGGCCACCTTCTCGGCTACCGGGCCGGCGGCGACCCCGATGCGGCTGGGTTGTTGGTCGGCGCTGCCCGGCACGTTCGGCAACGGTGGAGCTCCAGGCGCGATGTCGAGCTTGAAACGTCCCCCCGGCCGGCCGGCGTTGACCCAGTCATTCCAGGCGCCACCCACCTCAGGCGGGAGGTTGGGCGGGCCATAGGCCGGGTTGGGCGGGCGCAGCTGGGATGGGGCCTGCTGTGGCGGACGCGCCTGGGGTGGGGCTGCCTGGGGCGCCTGGGCTGGCGGCGGCGCCAGGAAGGGGATCGCGTTCTGGGCGCCGATCTGGCGCTGGGCCTGCGGCGAGACCAGCACCGTTTCGCCCGGCTTGTTCGGGTCGCCGGTCGGCACCGGCACCGCGGGCTTGTACGGATCCTCGCCGCCAGCCTTCGCGCCGGCGATGGTCTTCTCGATCTCGGCCTTGTTCTCGAGCCAGCCCGGTACTTTTTGGGAGCGGCCGCTAGCGTCGATCGTCATCCCCTCGGTCTGCATCGGCGCGGTGAAGGTCGGCTGGCCACCGACAAAGCGGGTGGCGCCGCCGGGCACGTTCTCGGTCTTGTAGCCGAGCATCTCGGCCAGGTTATGCGCCGCGGCGGTCCGCTTCGGGTTGGCAACGTGCAGCATCAATTGTTCTGGCGTGGGTACGTTGCCGGTGAAGCGCGGCTGAGGGGTGACCATCGAACCTATGTACCCGCTTTGCTCGGGTTGAGTCAGCGGCCGGCCGAGCACCGCATTGGGACTGGGCGAGAAGTCGTCCCGGCTGACCATGCCGTAGGCCTGCTGCGGGGCGTCCTGGGGCATCCCTGGCGCCGGTTGGAACTGCGGCGGGCCGGAGACCTGCGGGCCGAGGCCCTTGAACAGGTTGGCCATGTCGCGGTTGCCCTTGAACTCTTCGACCGCGTTGAGCAGGCTGATCATCGCCGCGGGGTCCTTCTGCTGGCGGGTCCGCTCCGCCTGCATCGCCTCCATGCCGAGCAGACCGCCCTTACCGAGGCCTTCCCACAAATTGCCGCGCTGGTTGTTGGCCAACAGGCCCATGGCCATCGTCGCCAGCCCGGTGCGCCAGGGCTCGGACTGCGGCTTGTTGTACTGCTCGAGCGCCTTCTTGATCAGTTCGTCTACGTCCAGCTCAGCCATGATGCCTCCCTATTGCCCGTAGGCGCGCGGTCCGCCCGGGGCCTGCTTGCCATAGGTCTGGGTGTACCAGTTGGCGTAATTCGCCGCCTGTCGGTTCCACGGCGTGCCGTTGACATTGCCGCCCATGATCCCCAGCAGCGCGGTCATCGAGCCGGGGTCGAGCGTGCTCGGCGCAGTGTCTAGACGATACCCGCCTGGGGTGCCGTGCCCGTAGCCGTTGTCCGGCAACGGAACATCGCCAGTCCCGAGCGCTTTGCGCATCATGTTCTGCTGCGCCGGCTGGGCGGCCTGGGGTGGCAGTCCCGGCGCTCGGCCAATTCCCTGGCCCATCGCCTGCGCTGGCATCGGCGGTGGCGGCATCCCTCCCGCGCGCTGCTGCTGCCAGGCGTCAGCCTGGGGGTTGGCATAGAGACCGCCGTAGGGGTTGTCGGGCGAGTACTGCGGTCGGTTGGCAGCAGCCTGCGCTTGCGGGGGCGGCCCCCCCCCATAGCCGGGGATCTGGTAGCTACCCTGAGGCAGGTTGTTGAGTCCACTGAACTGCTGCGGTTGCCCGTAGCCCATGCTCTTCAATTGCTGGCCTGCGCCACCCAGTGCCGCACCACCTGTTGCTCCACTCATCTCATCCTCCTATGGGTATGCTTTCGGTGCCGGTGCCGGCGCCTGTTTCCCGTACGTCTGTTGATACCAATTGGCGTAGGCCGCTGCGCTCGACGGGAAGTTGCCGCCGCCGAGGAAGCCCAGCAGCCCGAGCATGCTCCCCGGATCGGTCGTCGCCGGCGCGGTGTCGAGCCGGTAACCTCCAGGCTCGCCGTAGCCGTAGCCGTTGGACGGCAGTGACACGTCGCCGCCGGTACCCGGTAGCATCTGCGGTCCCTGCTGGTTCTGCCAGGCATCGGCCTGGGGGTTGCTGTACAGGCCGGCGTAGGGGTTGTTGGGCGAGTATTGCCCGGGCGAGTAGGTCTTCTGCTGCGTCCCGCCACCCGAGGGGGTCTGCCAGGTCGGCGCACCGCCGCCGCCGGTCAGGTTGATCACCCCGCTGTAGTTGTCAGGCAGGTCGATGTACTGCGGGCCACCCCCACCCCCTGGCGCGGCAGTGATCTGGTTGGGCGGTGGCGTAGTCGGGGTGGGATGGAACGGGTCCGGCGGTGGCGTGGTCGGGGTCGGGCTGGAAAGCCTCGGGATGACCGAGGGCGGTTGCCCTACCTGCTGCTGGCCGGGGTTGTAACCGCTCAGGCCGGCATAGGCGCCGATGAACGGGTTAGTGGCGTGGGTCACCTGGGGCACGTTGGAGCGCCCGTACTGGATCGCCTGGTTGAGCGGGTAGGGGTTGCCCATCGTAGTCCGGCTGAACGACCCTGGCACTCCGCTGGGTGGGTTGGGGTTGCCAGTGGGCTGGATGCCAAACGGCGAAGTACTACCGCCCAGTCCGCCGCCAGGGAACTGGTTGGCCAGCGCCGGGTTGTTGCCGTAGTAGCTCTGCATTTTGACCGGCGCGTTGAGCCGTGGCGGCAGCGTCCCCTGGAACCATGACGGCAGGTAATTCTGCGGCTGGATCGAACCGAAGAGCGCCTGGCCGACCTGCTGTCCCATGCTGGGAAACAGCCCGGTGTAGTTGCCATAGGTTTGTTTGAACTGGGGCGGCATCCAGGCATCGTCGCGGCGACCGCCCTTCCACACATCCTTCCGGTTCGGGTCGAGATCGGTATTGGTGGTATTGGTCGAAAAGCTCTCCGACAGCACCGTGTGGGTATCGATGTCGGTGAGCCTACCCCGGTCGTCCTCGTACAACTGGTGACCCGTCGTCGGGTCGGTGAAATACCCGCGTCCAGTAGCCATTATGCGTACCCCATCTGTTGCATCATCAGCTTCCGGCGGCGCTGCATCTCTGCATCATCGCCCCCCGCGCCGGCAAAGATCGGCGCATACGGACTGATCTGGTGCGGCTGCTGCTGACCGAGCAGTGACACCGATGACTGCTGCTGCGGTGCTCCGCCACCAGGCTGCCGCGCCATGATCTGCTCCTGTTTCGGTGGCGCCCCCGGGTCGAGCAGGCTCTTGGCCAGCGGCGCGGCGGGACCTATTGCCTTGGCCCCCTTGGTCAGTGCCCTGCCGGCCTGCTGGGCGTAGTTCCAGTACTTGTCACCCTGGGTGACGAACTGGTTGCCGGTGGCGTCCGAGGCCAGCACACTGCTGGGGTCGGACAGCATGTTCGACGCGCCCAGGTTGCCGCCGCCGAGGTCGCCCAGCATGCTGTTGGTCATGCTGCCGGTCACCGTATCTCCGGCACCATAGGCCAATGAATTGCCGAGCAGACCAGTCCCTTGGGTGGCCGACGGCACCGCTATCGTACTTTCTGCCGAGCTGACCCCCATCAGCGCCTGCTGGTTGAGCGCCGCCAGCTGTGCCGCAGTCATCCCGCTGGCGCCCGCTGCCGCAGCGCTCGCGCCCGCCCCCGTGCCCAGAGCCGCGGCCGCAGTGCCCGCGCCGGCCTCGAGCCCACCATAGACCAGCGCGGAGTCCGCCGCCGCGTTGGCGATCCACGCCGCTAGTGCTGCTTCTTCGATGCCGCTCATGTCGTCTCCTTACCCAAACATGCTCGCCGCGAGCAGCCCGCCACCGATCAGCGGCCCGTACGGGCTAGCCTGGTAATTGGTCTGTCCGATCTGAGTGTTCTGGCCGTAGTTACCCGAGGCGCGGCTCAGTGCATTGCCGAAGATATCGGCCTGCTGGTATGGGTACTGCTGCCACTGGTTGTAACTGTTCAGCTGCTGGTTCAACATGTCCTGCTGGTACTGTCTTTGCGCGTCGCCGACGCCGATAATGTGCTGCGCGTCGGACAGGTCGCTCTGGTGCCCCTGCAGCGCATTCTGATAGGCCCCCATCTGCCGCTGCCGCTCCGCATCCCAGGCCGACGTCGCCCGGTTGAGGTCGTTGGTCTGCGACTGCATGCCACGGTTGAGCGCGTTCTCGGCGATGCCGCTGTTGCGCGCATAGTCCGCCTGGCGGGTATCGTTGACCATCCCGATCGCCTGCTGCTCGAGCCCGGCGTTGCGCGCGGTGTCGGTGTTGTACAGCCCTGAGCTCCTATCCCACTGGCCGAAGTCCATCTCGGAACCCTGCCGGGCCAGGTTGCGCGCCAGCGCGTCTTCGTTGCTGGCGATCTGGGCGTCGTGCGCGCCGCCATGAAACGCCCCCGCGCGGTTGTAGGCGCTGTCGGTCTGCGCCGCCGTGCCGCGCTGGTAGGCGCCGACGGTGTCGTTCAACGAATTCTGTTTGAACTGCTGATACTCTGGGCTAAACCCACCGTACGGGTTGTATTGGTCGCGGTAGGTGTTGGTCTGGATCTGCGGCGCCGCCTCGGCCAGCTGCCAGGGGTTGTACGCATTTTCGGTCTGGATCGTCGCGTACGGGTTCTCGTAACCACCGGAAGCGGTGATCTGGTTCATCGCCTTGGCCGCGGCCATGTCCGGCGAGTCGTTGCCGGCGATGTTCATCATGTATTGCATGCCACCCGCCTGGGCGTCGTTGATCGGCGCGATGGTCATCCCTTCGTACTGCTGGAAGGGCTGCTGGGTGATCGCCCTCATGTTGTTGACGTAGTCCGCCCAGCTCTGCGCCGCATAGTCCGGCGGCTCAAACCGCGCCACCGTCGAAGAACCGCCACCACCTGATCCGCCGCCCATGTCCTAGCTCCTCATAACTGTCGTTCGTAGCACACTCTCACCGGCTTGAATTTGCCGCGCAGGAAACGCTTCCAGCCCTCGCGCCCAGACATCCTCACAGTGGTCGCACCCGCCGTCCGCGCCAGCCCGTCGATGAATTCAATGGTGCCCTCGACAAACTGTTCCACCGCAGCGAAATGGTCAAGCCCGTTGCGTGGTTCGCCAAACAGCACCCAGACGTGCAGGTAGGGTTGGTTGGTAAACGTGTCGCGCTTACTCTCGATCACCATGAACCCACGGTACTCGTCACCATCCCAGGCCAGGTACAGGAAGGCCATCTTGGTCCGCAAGTAGGTATAGATGTCTTCCGGTATCCAGGTCTCGCTGCTGATCTGCAACACCCGCTCCAGCCCCGCCTTGACCCTGGTCCAGCAGGCGCGGAGGTTTTCGGGCGCGATCATCTCGTACCTCACCCGGCCGACCCGGCAGTGACCGCGCTGAGATCGGCGGCAGACGAAATTACGTCCCAGATCTTGACGTTGCGGATCTGGCCCCCGATCGCCAGCCCGACCCAGGGCGAGTAACCGATGCTCACCAGTGATGCGCCCATGCTGCCCGAGAACACCGTCCCGGCCACCGGCAGGCCACCCCCGGTGCATCGCTGCTGTCCGCCGCCCCAGGTCGCCGCCACCTTGCGGATGGCGGTGCTGGAGTCGGGCAGTCCAGTCTTGACCGCCAGCGTGGTGCCGTCGTACATGGCGATGCTGTCCGAGCCGTACCCGCCCTGGATCATCAGCGGCAGGTGATAGGTCTCGCCAGTGACATACCCCCGCTGCTGCCAGGCGGTCTTCCACTTGGTCCTGACCTCGGCGTAGACGGTGCCCACGCCGGGGTTCATGTTGTTGCCGGGGAAATTCAGGATGTCTGTGCCACGGGTGGCGACGGCGTACTGGCAGGGGTAGGTGTAAGTGTCGCTGCCGGTATCCATCACCGTCATCCCGTACAGATACCAGGCCGGTTGCCCACTGCCGCCATAGGTGTTGCCGTTCTCGGCGACGATGTAGGCGGTCATCGCGGTATTCGCCGCGACGCCGGACATCGCCACCCAGCAGAAGTACCACCCGCCCTTGAGGGGAATGATGCCCGAGCCGCGCAGGGTGCCGGTGCCGCCGTTCATGTACGCCGCAGTGACCGTGCCATTCCCGGCGAGGGTATACCTCGCCAGCGCCTGGTCGGGGCCGAGGATATGCTGCACCTGGATGTTGTTGCGCTGACCGGGGGCGGCGAACACGCCAAAGAACGAATTGGTGACCGCGAACGGCAGGGTGGCGCTGGTATAGAAGTAGTGCTGGGAACTGCCTGCGGTCTCGACAAAGGCGCATCCGTAATAGTCACCGGTCGGACCCGCGACGTTCTTGGTGGCGATGGACATGCCCGACGGGGTGACCGTGCTGAAGTCCCACTCGACGCCATAGGCGACCGTGGTCTGCGTGTCCATCAGGATGCCACCCGGCCCCACGGTATCGCAGACGATGGCGCTGGCCCCGTTGGGGGTGGTCAGCGGCACCGTCCCGGCGATCTCGTTGACGATGTTGCCGGTCATCGTATTGCCCAGCTTGACCCCGTAGCAACGCACCCCGTCGACATTGGAATACTGATACGGCGCAACGCCCATGCCTACGCTCTGGTACTCGCCGGGGTTGGTGTTCGACTGCCCCGAGATCAACTCCATCTGCACGTTGCCGACCATGATGTCGGCCTGCTGCGAGTTGTTCACCCCCCCGCTGTTGCCACCGTAGAGGCCGATGGCGAAGCTGGGGGCCGAGGCATAGCTGCCGGTGACCAGGAACGAATAGCGCACGGGACTGGTGTTGGTGATGGTGAAATTGTTGATCTGGTTGCTGAGTGCGATGACCAGCGTCACCGGGTTGCCCAGCGTCCACAGGTTGGCCGTCAGCCGATAGGCGGCGGTGGTCAGCGGGACCACGATGACCTGGTACATGCTCGACACCCCGACCGCGAGGTCGTTGCCCCGGTTCAGTTGCACCCGTGTGGCCTGCGATCCACCATAGTTCCAGGTGAGGATCGGTGCCGCCGAATTGAGGCCGACGTTGTACGCCGTCCACGGTGCCACGGTCAGGTTCTGCGAAGAACCGAGGATCATGTTCTCGACCCGCCTCGCGCCGGGGAACCGCGCCTCGTTCGGACGGCACTTACGCAGCACCATCTCCCAGTCGTAGACCGTGCCCCCACCAAGGGAACAGGAAAAGGTCGGCGTGGGAGTGACTGCCTTGGTCGGCCACAACTGGTACATCAGCGGGTGGTCGAAGACCAGGTTGGCGGCGGGTGGGGGCTTGTACTGCGATCCCCAGTGCATGACCGAGTGCATCAAGCAAAGGCCGGTTGCATGACCCCAAACATCTGGGTGCCATCACAGAAAAACGAGATGCCGTCGATCATGCCCGCCGCGCTCGACAACTGCGGTTTCAGTCCGTTGGGAAACCTGAACAGCGCAGGCCAGGTGATGGTGAACGGTGCCCCGCTGCCCTGCACCACCAGCAGCAGATAGGTCTTGCCTGCGACCATGTTGGTCGGCGTCCCCATCGTGCGGTTGCCGCCGAGACTGACCCAGCCGGTGGGGTACAGCAGCACGTCCCAGGCGATGGTCGCGGCGTCGGTGATCTGCCCATACGCCGGACGGTCGGCCAGGATGTACCAGTAGTTCAAATTCGACGGCAACGCCCCGACCGGGATCGCCCCCGGCCCACCAACGGAAAGCACCCCGCCATAGAACACCACGTCGTTGAAGACGTACTGGGTCGATGCGTTCCACAGTCCCCGGTGTTGCATCCACGGTGGAACTGTCCACTGCACCCCGCCCGAGATACCGAGCAGGACGTTGCCGATGTTCGGATATCCCAGTCGGGAGGGGACGCCACCGGCAGTGGCGACGATCATGTCGCCCTGGGTGGTCATCGGGTTCAGCACCAGCGTCCCCGAGCCGGGGATATTCACCGAGGAACTGCCGCCGGGGACGTTCTGCAAGGTGACCGTGCCGCCGCCGGTGATCGACAGGTTGGTCCCGCCCAGGTAGAAGTAACGGTCGCCGCCATTGTCGACCGCAAGCTCAAGCGAGGAGTCGACGGTGTACGGTTGCCGGGTCCATACCTTGAGGTTGAAGGCGGCGGCGGTCGAACGGATGCCGATGCCCTTCGTATCATAGATGCGGAATTTCTCAGTCCCGGTCGTGGCGAACACCATATCCGCCGCCGCCCCATTGGAGATCAGCAACTGCCCCCCGGTGTTGTACAACGCACCCTGGTTGGCAACGTTCAGCCCACTGGCGGCAAACGCCGTCCCATACTTGATGAGGCAGAGATAACTGGTGGCATTCCCGGCATAGACCTGACCGTAGGCAGTAGCACCAGTACTCGCATTGTCGGCCCCGACATCGGTGATGCCATTCAGTGAATAGGTGTTGGCAAGCCGAGCATTGGAAGCGCCGACGGTATAGGCCAGGCTGGCCGCACCGGTCAGCAGGTTGCCTGCGCTGCCATAGCCGACATAGGTCGCAGTCAGTCCGGCACCGGCACCGGTCGCCCCGGTCACCCCCGTCGCCCCGATGCTGCCGGTCGAGCCGGTGGCCCCGGCGGTGCCCACCCCGGTGGCACCCGTCGCTCCGGTATTACCCGACCCAGTCGCCCCAGTGACGCCCGTATTGCCAGCGATCCCCGCGCCGGTCGAGCCGGTATTCCCGGCCACCCCGGTGTTGCCCGTAGCGCCGGTATTGCCTGCCCCCGTCGCACCCGTATTGCCGGTGCCCCCGGTTACCCCCGTCGATCCGGTCCTGCCGGTGGCACCAGTCACCCCGGCCCCAGTGGCCCCGGTATTGCCCATCGCCCCGGTCGGACCCAGCACCCCAGTGGCCCCGGTCTGTCCTGCGCCGGTCGCGCCGGTCACCCCGGTGTTGCCGACACTGCCCGTGCCGCCAGTGCCCCCGACCGCGCCCGTCGTCCCGGCCCCGGTAGCGCCGGTCGCCCCAGTCGCTCCAGTATTGCCCTGGCTACCCGCAGTGCCGACTCCGGTGGCACCCGTGCCTCCGGTCGCTCCGGTGCCTCCGGTGGCCCCGGTGACCCCGCCGCCAGTGGCCCCGGTCACTCCGGTATTGCCAGCGACTCCGGTGGCACCCGTGACCCCGACCCCGGTTGCACCGGCACCCGTGGCACCGGTAGCCCCCGTCGCTCCGGCCACCCCCGTGGCACCGGTCAGTCCGCCACCAGGCCCGGTTGCACCCGTAGCCCCGGTCTTTCCTGTCGCCCCGGTCACCCCCGCACCCGTCGCCCCGGTCGCTCCAGCAGCCCCCGGCGGTCCCGCCGCCCCGGTGCCGCCGATGATCCCCGCCGCGCTGATCGTCCACCACAACCCGTCGCTGACCATCAGCGCCCAAGAACCGGCGGTGGCGATGGTGATCGCCGTCCCCGGCGGTCCCCCGGCCAGACCGATGACGTTGTTGCTGGCCGACACGATGGCGTTGGGGGTATAGGTGCGGAAGTACAGTTCCCGGCCCCGACTCTCGGTGGGGTCGGGCAGCACATAGGTCATCGTCCCGCTGCGGTTGGCAAGCAGGAAGTAGTCGTCGAGGGTGACGGTGTAGGTCGGCGTCGCGCCCTGCACGGTCAACATGCGGTTAATCCACCCCGCGTTGCGGGGCACGGTGCCTAGCGTCTGCTCGATGGCGCTGATGCGCTCTATGTTCTTCTTGAACTGGTCCCAGAGTGCGTGATACAGATGCCGGTCCCACTCGGTGGCCTTGTCCGACAGCACCGGCAGGGTGACCTGTTCGATAACATTCACCGCTCACCCGCAGGGGTCAGTTTGGGCACGATCTCGATGATGCCGGTGGCGGCATTGATCGACTGGTTGTGGAGATCGATGCGGAAGGCGAAAAAGTTGTTGGTGCTGGCCTGCACCACCTGGTTCGGGTTGCCGCCCAGGGTATCGAAGCGATAGCTGGCATTGAGGTTGGCCGTCCCGATCTGCGTCCCGGCACACGGCGTCCGGCTGCCGTACCAGGTCAGCTCCATGGTCGGCGGCACAGTCACCGGGTTGGGCGGACGCGCCGCCATGATCGGAGTCACCCGCGACAGCGTCGACAGCTTGTCCGCCTGCCCGACATAGCCGGTGATCAGATAGGAGTCGCCCCACTGCTCCTTGTTGCGGTTCTTGGTCGCCCCGTTGACGATGTAGCCGATGTCGACATTGACCGCTTCCGGGTTGGTCTGGATCTGCTCCTGGCCGTTGCTGACCCCGATGACCTGGTTGGTGCGGAAGTGGATGGTGTTGGTCCGGCAGGGGATGGCCTGGGCGGTCATGGTGGTACTCAGCGCGCCCCACTTGTTGAGCCTGTAATTCCAGCCCAGCATCTTGGTGAACCCGCACATATAGACCAGGTCGCCGGTGCGGAAGTGACCGAGCAGCAGCGGGTACTGCCCGGCGTTGTTGCCGACGAACATATAGTTCGCCGCCAGCCACCTGCGGATGCCGTCGGTGATCGAGCGCGGTCGGGTGCCGTCGTAGATGAAAATGTCCTCGTCACCAACAAATACGATGCCCTGGTCGATGGTGGTGAACGAGCGCGGCCCGATGCAGCCGATATTGTCGGAAATGCGCTCGAAGTCCCAGATGGGCGAATTCGGGCCGGCGCCGACATATCTGCCGCGGTACATCGAGTGGCCCTTGAACACGATAATGCCATTCTGGAATTCGGTCACCGCGGTGATCCCGCCCGGGGTGTCGACAAACTGGGCAAAGCTGCACTGCGTGACCTGCGGGTTGATGCGCCAGTCGGTGTGATCGCCGATCGCCGACCAGGCGAGGATGTCCCGCGCCCCGGTCACCGTCGAGAAGTTACCCACGTCGCCCAGGAACACGAAATTGTTGGCCACGCAGCACACCCGCGCCCCCGGTGCTGCCGTCCACGCCGGGTTGCCGAGGTCGGAGAACAGCGTGCCACCGCCCAGATCCAGCGCGCTGCGCTTCTGCGCCGTCACCCCCCGGTTGCAGGCGATGATGATGTCGCCGAAGGCGGTGAAGTCGAAAAAGCCGTAGGCATCTTCAGGGTACTGGTAGGGCAAGGTGCCCAGCGAATAGTCGCCAGGGCGCGAGACGTTGACAAACCCGCTGCCCGAGATGGAGCTGATGCGTTTATTGGTCCCGACCAGCAGGATGCCGCCGGGGATCGAATTCCAGCGGCTGCCAAAGTAAGCGTTGGGAAAGGTCTCGCCGGCGATCGGCACATAGACATAGCCGTTAGGGTCCGGCCCGAAGGTGCACTCGGAATGCACCGTGTAATAGCCGCCGCTGGGCTCCGGCAGCATCTCGCTGAGCCCGGTCAGGATGCCCGGCGTGCGCGGGTCGAAGTCGGGCCGCCAGTCAAGCATCCCAGCTCCGCAGCCGGCCGCTACTGGTGCTTTCCTGGGTCTGCCGCTGCATGTCCTGGAATAGGTCGTGCTCTTGTTTGTCGAGCATCGACGCCCAGCCCATGGTGTCCTGCGAGGTCGGCATGAATTGCCCGACCAGCAACTTCTTCGCACGCGTGCGGATCAGCTCCTCGGCGTTGGCCGTCCACATGTTTTCCACCGCATCGCCGGTATTCTGTGGCGGCACCGTGAATAGGTAATACTGGGCCAGCGGGTAAGCCTTGTCGGGGCAGGGATAGAGCCGAAACGCCTTGCCGTAATTGGCGTACCACTCCGGCTCGCCGCGATCGCTGGCCTGGATGCCGAGCCCGTCGATATCCTCCGGCGCCACCAGCTCGAGCCCGGTCTCGCGGCTGTTGACCAGCATGACCAAACGGTCGAGCTTGACCAGATCGGTCGGCCAGTTATAGAGGTCGGTGCCGGCGACGGTCACCGTCATCGACTTTTTTTCATTGAACCAAAACCTGAACCTCTGATAGTGCGCGATCGCGTCGTTGATATAGTCGTCAACCACGCTGGCAATATCATCCCGGTGAAGCTCAGAGATGATCCTTGCTTCCATCTGTGCAAAGGTCGACATGCGCCCTCCAAAACACCGCCAGCGCCAATGTCCCGGCGCTGACGGTCACCCGAAAACTACAGGTCGTTGTTGGGCACGAAGGCGATCATGATGATCCCCGTTCCCGCCGTCGGCGCGCCGGTGATACCAGCCAGGTTGGCCTGGATCTTGGTATCGACCGCGACCACCGGGCTGATGTTGACGCCCTCGTCCAGCGGCACCTGGCCCAGCGCCGCCACCGACAGCGCCGTGCCAAAGTTATCCTGGCCGGGATCGGTCGAGGCGCCGATGTTGATCGCGTTGGCGGTGCCGTTGAAGATCTGCGTCACGAACACCCCCGAGGCCGAATAAACGATCAGCGACCCGGCGGGGATGGTCCCGACATCAACCACGCCACCCTTCTGCGTGTAGTCAATTCCACGGCGCAGGTAATGCACCATCTGCTGGTGAAAATTGCGCGCATTCGTTGCAACTACTCCTGTCGGCATGATCAGTCTCCTTAGTGCGCGACGGCAGTGGTCGAGATCGTCAAAGCACCGAAGTCGACGTTGTTGAACATGACCTTTTTGAGGCCCCAGATCATCCCGGCGCTCACGCCCAAGCGGTTCTTGTAGTCAAAGAGCTCCTCTACCCATTGGATCTCCTGGCCACCGTCGCCACCGTACGCAAAACACGCCGCCTGGGCGCCACAGAACGCTGCGCGACGCACCGTCGGCTTGTCCACCCCGGCATTGGTGATGCCGGTGGTCACCCGCTTGTCCATATGCAAAATGCACGAGTTGTACTCGCCCAACGCGCCGGTGTAGATCGGGTTTTTGCTCTCGTTACCGCCCATCAGAGCTGCTTTTTGAATGTCGAGCCACTGGCCGACATTGGTATTGGTACGCAGGTCGTAGACTTGATAGGGATGTAAGAAACAGACCCATTTTTTCTCGCCACCGATCATCAACGGTCGAATCGTCGGCGACAGTGTCGACGCCCGCTCCACCGCGACGTCGATCAGCTTCAGGGTGAAGATATCGCCCACCGCGAGCGTAGTGTCGTCAGTGATCGAAGTGCCGGCCCAGATCCGCCGTGAGACATCGGGCGCGATCGCCGGCTGCAGGCCAGTGAAGCGCACGTCGGTCTGCAGGGTGTAACCGCAAACTTGGTTAAAAAATGCGGTGTCGATGCGGTCGCTCCACCAGTCCTGGAGGCCCATCTTGTTTTCGTTCCTGATGCTGAAGGTAACCCTTTGCTCGGACATCTTCCCGGCCGACCGAGTCGCGTGCCGCAATTGGTCGATCAGTATCGCGTCGCTGTACGTCGTGAGCGCCTCCTCGTTGCCCTCGAGCGTCCCGTCGCCGAGCACGCCCGGCTGGGTCAGCTGCATGCGCAACCCGAGCGTGATGCGATCGCCGGCGCCCTTGGACAGCTCGTCACGGATCTGGATCAGGCTCGAGCTCGTAGTGCCCATGAATTTATCCGCTTTCGTCTCTTTCAACGCGTCCACGAATAACTTCTTGGCCCAGGCCTTTACGGTCAACGGGTCGTTGACCAGATAGCTGGTATCTGCCATTTCATTTGCTCCAAAGTGGTTGAGAAAAAGTTCCCATCACTCGCGCCGGATGGAAGCGATCTCTCACCTCTTCGTCGGTGAGCAAACGATCGGGGCTTGCGGCGCCCCAGGCCGATCTTCCTACTTTATTTCTAGGCGATGTCCAAAACCTCTTCGGACCCGCGCCTATTGTTCAGCCGCCCATCGCGGCCTTGAAGTCCTCGTCGCTGATGCGCGCCAGCTGCATGGGCGTCATGTTGGCGATCTGGCGCACGGTCAGCTTACCGCGTGCCGCCCCGCCCCCGCTCGGCTTCGAGGCCTTGTAGCCCTGCTCGTGCATCGCTTCCTTGTCCACCGGCTGGTAGCCCATCGCTTTCGACATCTCGTAGGCCATCGCCGCCGGGTCCTGCCCGCGCTGCACCCACTGCAGAGCCAGGTTCCTGGCGTCGGTGCCGGCAATACCGCGCGCCTCGTCGGGATCCCAGCCGGCTGCGGTGAGCTCCTTGGTGCGCCTGGTCACCGCATAGGTCAGCGCCTCCTGGTAGTCAGGATGCTCCTCGCGGAATTGCGCCTCGCTGGCGGTCACCCGGTGCACGAACTGCTGCACCGCCTGCTGTTGGTGCGCCTGTTGTGCGTACTGCTGCTGCGCCGCCCACTGTGCCTGGTCGCGCTGGTACTGCTGCTGGCGCATGGCCTGCACCTCGGCCGCGGCCTGCTCCGACTTGCGCGCGACATAGGCCAGCGGGTCGACGTTCTTGTCCGGCTCCGGCTCGGCAAACTGCGCCGCCAGCACCTGCTGCATGCGCTGTTGCGCGATCTGCCACTCCTGGTCGCGCTGGGCCTGGATCTGCATGAACTGCTGCAGCTGCGCGTCCTTGGCCCTGGCCTCCGCGTCCAACTGCCTTCGCTCCGCCCGTAAGCGGGTGACCGCCCCGATCAATACTTTCGGGTCATCGTGCTGCTTTTCCCCGCTCTCGCGGTCATCTTCCTGCGTTACCACCCCCGAGGTCGCGGCCTCGGTCTTCGGTGCTTCCGGTGAAGTCGCCTTCACCTCCTCTGGGCTCGGCGGGTTGGTCGCCGCCACGGTGTCACTGAACATATTGCCTCCTTACGCTCACTGCACGGTCGGCGCCAGGGGCGCGGACTGCATGCGCTGCACCTCGTGCGCCGACTTTATCATCTCCACGCCCTGTTTCTGCTGCTCGCCCTGCACCTTCAAGGCCTGCAGCTCCATCGCCATCCGGTGCTCTTCCGCCTTCCACTGCGCCTGCTGCTGGGCCATCTGCAGGTCCATTTTCTTCAGCTCGAGCTCCATCTGCTTCATCTGCGCCGCGGTCTGCTGCGCCTCGTGCTCGGCTTGTAGCTCGAGCTGCTTCAATTGGATGTCGGCGCCGGCCTTGGTCTGCGCCACCTGCGCCTTGGCCTGCTCGGCCTGGGCCACCGCCTGCGCCATCTGCACTTGCGGGTCGCCCTGCTGCGACTTGGCCTGCTTGGCCGCGGCAATTTGCTTCTTCCAGCTCTCCGCCAGCCCGGCCGGCAAGGGCGCATAGTCGAGCGCCTCCTCGGGCACCGGACCGCCGGCTTGCATCACCATCGGCGCGATCTTCATCAGCGCCAGGAAGGTCTTTTCCTTCATATCGCGCGCGGTCGGGGCGACGTCGACTACCACGTCGTACTCGAGCACCCCGCGCTGGAGCAACAGCGGCTCGTAGCGCTCACCGAGTGGACCGGCCACCCGCACCAGCCGCCCGTCGGCCATGTACTCGATCAGAAAATGCGCCAACAGCCGGCCCTGGGCCTTGCGGTAGTGCCTGAGCGCGTCGAACAGCGTCGCCACGTTGCCCATGCCGGCATTGGTGCGCGCCTCTTCGACTATGCCGGGCTGCATTTTATCGGCCAGCCCGACCATCTCCAGCGGCACCCCGCTGGCATCGCGAATGGAGCTCACCGAGAACGTCAGCAGCTCGTCGATCGACTTCGGGTACTGCGGGATGGGCTTAGGCTGGATCTTGGCGCCCGACAACGCGCCGGCATTGACCAGGGTTACGCCATCGGTTTTGGCCCAGTCCTGCTCCAGCTTGCGGATGTCGTTAACCGCGCCCTCTTCGATCAATATTCCGCCCTTGGCGTTGGTATTGATCATGTGCAACAACTGGCTGAGCATCTTGTTGGCGTAGCGCTGGGGGTCCTCCATCACCGCTACGGCGCCGTAGAAGGTGCCTTTCAGGTGATCGCGGTAGCCGGTGATCGCCTGGTAGATAAATTCGTACTGGCAGGGCGCGTCAGACACCTCGAGCAGCTGCTTGCCGAGCAAAAAGGCCTGCTTGTACACCGCTTTCGTGCGCCGGCGGCCCTTCAGCGGCGGCAGGCCCATTTGCAGCGTGCGTTCCTGCGCGAGCTGGTAGTCCTCTTCGCTCATCTCCAGGTCGGGCGGCTTTTTCGGCCGCGGCGGGGGCGGCGGGGGCATCCCCATCGGCGGCATTCCCGGCGGTCCGCCGGCCGCATTCGGCTGCGTTGGCGGACGCATTCCGGGAGTTCCGGGAGGACCCGGCGGCATTGCGGGAGCCGCGCCAGGCGGGCCTTGTGGCGGCATTCCGGGAGTTCCGGCACCCATCGGCGGCATTGCGGGAGGACGCATTCCCACCGCATTCGGTGGTTGCATTCCCGGCGGACCGCCCATCCCGATCGGCGGGGGCATTCCCCCCGCTGGGGGTGGCGGTCCGCCCATACTGCCTGGTGGTTGTCCTGGCGGGCCCGCCGGCATGCCACCGGCTGCGCCCGGGGGCATAGGCGGTCTCGGCATCCCTGGCGGCCCATTCGGCGGGGGCATGCCTCCCCCAAGTTGGGGGATAGGGGGAGGCATCGGGGGAGGAGGCTGCTTCACCATCCACACCGTCACCTTCTCGCGCCAACAATGGTGGATCACGCACCGGGTCCCGTCCGGGGCGTCGTCAGTGGCGGTCTTTTCATACCACGGCGCGCGGCTGGCGTCGTGCGGGGTCGTGTCCGGCAGCCGCTCCTGGCCGCCAACCAGCTCCGCGTCCGGCCAGCGCCCGAGAATGGCCTCGTCGTCGAGCCAGTCGTCGCACTGCACCCATTGCATGTCACTCAAGTTGCGCTTGACCGCGGCCGGATCGTAATGGAACGCGAACGGGTCGCGCCGCGGCACTTCAACCATCCCCTCCGGGTTGGTCTCGAAGTCCATCTTGGTTTCGGTCCAGCCGTAACCACAGATGACGGTGTCCCTGAACGCGTCGCTTTCCTCGTCTTCGGCGTCGCATTGGTCCCTGGCCCACTTCGCACCCTCGGTCAGCAGGTCGTTGACCCCGCTGTCATCGATCGTTCTGGGCTTGTACTGCACCTCCTGGCGGTTGTTACTCTCGGATCCGCAGATGGCGTTGACCATGACCGAAATTCTGTTGAAGCTCACGCACGGTTTGCGCATGTCCTTGTGCGCCGCCTCGTCCTCGGCCGTCCACTGCTTGCCGGCCACCATGTCGTACCAGATCTCAGCCTTCTTGCGCCACTCGGCGAGGTGCGTCTCCGAGCGCTTGCGCTTCTCGAGGATGTCCTCGACCAGCTCTTCATCGCTCTTGTCGACCGGCTCAGTGGGCTGCTCTGAATACATGGTCTAGCCTCGCGCTATCTCCGCCCGGGACATCTCCGACACCGTCTGGTCCGCGGCCATGCGCTCGGTCAGGCTCACCGGCGCGTCGCGCAGCGCCATCCGGCGCAGCATCTCCTCGTAGTGCAGCTCGGCCAGCGCCCACGCGCGCTGCACCGTCGCCTCGGGGTCGTTCCAGGGCACGTTCATCATCGCGATCAGCAGCCGCTCGGAGAGCTGCGAGCAGAACTCGCGCTTGGCCCGCCGGATCGCCCGATCGCTGACGCTGGTATCGATCAAGCTGGCCTCGCCATTGAACCGGTTGCGCGCCTCGCCCATCATCTCCCCTTCGCTTTCGCCTTCTCTTCCTTCGCCGCCCGCGCTGCTGCCTTCTCCGCCTCGGCCCGGTTGATCAGCAACAGGTCCAGCGCGCTGTCCAGGGCCTCGCCGTCGAGCGACCAGCGCCCGTCGCGACTGGTATCACAGCGCACATAGAGCTGCTCGTTGATCGACCCGTCGCTGTTCCTGACCTGGTCGCGCAGATACCGATACCGTTTCGAGTCCTGATCTAGGTCCGGCCCCAGCTCGTCCCTGTCTTCCGGCTGTTCGCCCTTCGCGTACCGCCGCTCAGCGTCCTGCTCGTCCTGGATCACTTCCCGCTTGGTCGCCATGCTCATCTCCCGTATCGAGTTGCCCGTCTGTGCTTCAGCACCGCATCGTCCATCCGCAGCGCATAGCGCCCGCCACGGGGCTGGCTATCGTCTGCATTGAGGATGTACACATACTCCTCGGTGAACACCTTGCCGTCCAGGTCAGTGGCGCTCAGATGCACCGTGTCCATGTTCACTACCGCCGTCACCGTCGCCGCCATCGGCGTCCCCTCCGCCGGCACCCGGATCGACTCACCCAGCGAGTCGTACACCGGCTGGCCGTTCGACCGGTGGAAGAATTGCAAAGGATCGCCCACGTTCACTTCTTCCACGCCTCCGCCACCGCCTGCTCCAGCACCTTGACCTGCGCCATCAGCACGTCAGTGTCGGTGCGGATCTGCTCCAGCTTCACCCCCAGCGCATCCAGATCGCGCTGCATGGCGTCGATCCTCTGCACCGTCCGCAGCAGCGCCGCATCGCGCCCCTGCGCCTCTACCTCATCCCGGTTGTCTATCGTCATTTCTCCACCTTCGCCGCGAAGGCATCGAACCGCTGCCGCAACGCATCCACGTCGTGCCAGATCCGCGCCAGCCGCGAGTCATGCTCGACCTGCACCGACTTCATCACCACCATCTGCTGCTCCAACTCGCGCAGCCCCGGCCCTACCGGCTCGTCTGTCCGCTTCGTCATCGCTTCACCTTCTCCGGAAAGTCCGCCGCCGACGATAACCAGTCCCCCGGCAACCGGTCCTTCTGCCCCAGCTTGCGCTTCACCGCCACCGGCCTGCCCTTCGCCATCACTACCTGCTTCTGCGCCCAGCGGTGCGGCTGGTAGCCCCAATGCTCGACGCGGCAGAGCTTGCAGACCGGGGCTTTCATACCTTCACCCCGTACTGCTGCACCGCCCAGTCGAGCAGCACCCGCTTCAGATGCGGCACACTCTCCGACGTATGCGCTGTCCGCGCCGCGTGCCGCCGACCGTCCGGCAGAGTCAGGCACATCGCCACCTGGTGACCGTAGTCGAACCGCAGCGGCCCATCCCATACGAACTGCCCTGGCGCAGCCACCGCAGGCAGCGCCGTCACGCTGATGCCCAGCGCAGCGCCCAGCGTACCGAGAAAACCACGCCGGTTCATGCCGCCCACGCACTGGTTTCGACTTCGCGCTTGTAGCGGTCCTTCACCGTCGGGCTCGAGTCCCGCGGCCAGATCAGCTCGAGCTCGGGCTCGGCGATGCGCGCCAGCGCGTCCATCATGTCATCGTGCAGGCCGACCGGAAAGCTCACGTACTCCTGCTCGATGAAGTCCTGCACCAGGTCGCGCACGACGTGCTCGTAGTCGCCATAGTTGTGGGTGATCGGCAGGTAGAAGCGGCCCTGCTCGAATAGCGGCAGCAGCCGGCGCACGCGATCGTTCTTCGGCGCCCGGCCGGCCACCGGGGTGATATCGAACCGGTAATTCTCCGCCTCCTGGCAGGCCTTGATATGGGCGATGTCGGCCATCAGCCCGTACGACTCGTAGCGAACCTCCATTGGGCGCCACTTGCGGTGCAGGCGCATGATCGCCGCGGCGCGCTCGGTCAGGTTCAGCCGGTCTCTGATGATGTCGAGCGCGTAGTAGTTGCGATCGGCGGCCAGCCCGATGACCCAGATGCTGGTGTAGTCAGAGCTCCGGCGCTTGCTGTTCGCCGCGTCGCAGAGTAGGTACTTGTTCATCCCCTCGCCCGAGCGGTTCTCGAAGTGCTTCAGCCACTCGCGGCGGAATGACTGGGTGGCGTCGTGCAGCGGGTCCTGCATAATTTGGCACGCGAAAGTATAGGGCCCGAGATCTTTGCGCTTCTCCTTGAGCTGCTCCACGGTCCAGATCGCCGGCACACCGTCCAGGGTGCCGTCGTCGGTGGCCAGCCGCACGCGTTGGGTGGCGGTGCCGCGCTGCAGGATGGTCTGGTAACTGTCCGCGGCGTGGTACCTGGTACCCACGAACCGCCGGCGGCCGTGCTCGGTACCCAGGTTGTACGACAGCTCGAGCATCTCGGTCGTTTTCTGCATCATCTCCGGCGAGGTGACCGAGCTCTGGGTGACGACGTCGTCGTAGACCATGATGGAGTAGTGTTTCCCCGTCGGCTGCCCATCGACCAGGCCGTGCGCCTCGAGCGTGCTCTCCTTCGGGTTGCCGCGGCGCCTGAGCACTAGCCCATCGTCCTCGCTCCACTTCGGCGCCTGGCGCGCGGGGTCGTGCCAGATGATGTCCGGGAACAGACCGCGCAGGCAGGCGTTGGTCTCCAGCTCTCTCTTGAGCTGCCTAAGGAAGCCCTTGGCGATCGGCCGGGTATGAGAGAACAGCCCGACGGTGACCTCAGGATCGTTGAGGATGTCCTGCAGCGTCAGCGCCAGGGTGATGATCGAGCTCTTGTAGTGGCCTCTGCTCCAGAGGTCCAGGCGATCGTTCGGATCCGCCTGCACTTCCCGACACCGATCCAGGATCCACTGGTGTTCCGCATCCGGTCGGTTCAGCGCGTACCGTAGCAGGTAGTACAGATCGTTCAGACACAGGTATCTGATGGCCTGGGCCTGCTCTACCGAGGATAGCGCCAGCAAGGAACGCTGCAGCGTCGAATACTGCTCCAGGGTGGTTGGTAGTGGGCTCATTGATAGCGCCCTTTGCGATCACGTTGCCGACTTCGGCTATGAGCCGCAGGTAGCCGTGGGGGTCTTTGCGTGCCAGCTGGCGGAAGCTCTGCTTGCCGGCTTTCCTCCAGTCCGCTAGGGCGTCCTGCAGGAAGTCGTTCTCGATCAGCTGGCGGGCACCAGGGGGTCTGCCAGCTGGGTTGCCCGACTGGCCCGGTTGCCAGGGGGTCAGGTTCGCCATCCCAGTGCTGGCCCACTGTTTTTTCAGTGGTTGTTTCGCCGCGCTCACGCTCGAGTTGCTCCTGTTCGGAGGTGATCCAGAGTAGCAGGTCGACGGGGATGCAAGCTGTTGAATACATTCACATTACTGCTCGACGTTGTGGACCAGCAGGTTGGGGAATTCTGGATCCGGCTCGGGGTGGCACCAGCACTCGGCGGACAGCTCGTGCTCGCGGCCGACCAGGGGTACGACATGGACTTCCTCGGCATCCATGGCCGGATAGTGTGCGCCTACCAGGCGCTGTGCGTCAACGCACATTGGGCACTACATCTTGCGATATTCCATTAGTGTAGATATGTGTATATCGATATAGCTAATGACCAGTAGACTGATGTACGGTATACACCGATAATTCAGTCATCGCATCACAACACACCGGAGAAACAGAATGATCGACCGTAGCAAAGTAGCCCAGGCCCTCGCCAAGGCGATCGCCTACAAGCTGTGCGGCAAGGACGACCAGGCCGCCGAATGGGGCCGCCAGTTGGTCCGCCTGCTGGAACTCGCCGACATCCTCAAGGAGCCATGAAATGAACAGCCATATCGTTTTCGTACACGTCCCCAAGGCCCGCGACGGTTTCGGGGTCGACGCCTGCGGCGAAGCCGTAGAGCGGGAGACCAAAAAGATCGCCGGCGTCGGCCGCGAGCTGCCGAAGGGCATGTTTGCCAGCTACCAGGTCACGCGCTGGGTCGACAGCAAGGGCGGCCAGCGCGACAGCGTCTCGGGCGTGCTCCAGGCGCGCGCGGCGGGCGGGCGGCGCTACTTCCACGACAGCTCGGAGAGCGCAGCCCAGCTCCGGCTGATCAAGTGGTCGAACCGCATCCTGCGCGAGATCGCCAAGGAGCAGGCCGAGCTTGAAGCCATCAAGGCCAAGATCGCCAGCTTCAAGCCAGCCAACTGCCGGGGCCATGAGCCTGCCGGGGGCCTGGGCTGGACCGTGTACTGCAACGGCCGTTGCGCCAACTAGAACCCAGGAGGGAGTGGCCCACCACTCCCCCTGCGCTCTGCGCGTTCACTGGGAGTACCGACATGGCAGCACAACGCTACACCTTCAAGAACCAGACGTTCAAGCGTTTCTACGACAGCGAACCGAGGTCCGGCACCGTGGTTCTCGATATCGACTGGCAAGAGATCGTCGATGCGCTGGGGACCAAGGCAGCCTGGAACAAAAGCGGCAAAAGCAAGCTGGCGCTGGGCATCAAGGCGAAATTCATCGGAGACAAGAAATGAGAGCCCAGTTCGTCGTCTGCAACAAGCGCATCACAGGCGCCGCGGCCTGCCCACAGTGCAATGGCAGCGGCTATCGCTGGTTCGACGTGTTCGCTGTCCCCCGCCGGCCGCCGATCGCCACCGACGCCGTGCGCTGCTGGTCCTGCAACGGCTCCGGCCGGAGGGCAGCATGAGCAACTCCGCCGAGAAATACCAGCTGCTGGGCGACATCCACAACATCAAGGT